TATGAATGCTGCAACTATGAATAATTTACTAACATTTTCAAATAATTATATACATTATTTAAATAATAGCGTTAATTATTTGAACAATAGTATAACATATTTGAATAATGTTATGTATATGAATAATTATTATAATCATAATTATAATCATACTAATACTAATACTAATGCTAATGCTAATGCTAATGCTAATAGCGCTAGTGCTAATAGCACTAATGAAAATAATGCCCATTTATTAAATTATGATTTAGATGATTTTATAAAACTATCAAATACTAATATATATGCACTAATTAAATCAAACACGAATGACTTATATTATGGAAATATAGAAAATCCCACAAATGATAGTTGTGCTATAACACACGAAAAATTCTCAAATTGTGATGAAGTAACAATGATTAAAGAATGCGGACATATTTTTAATAGTAGTGCTATAAAACAATGGCTTATAGAACATCAAACGTGCCCAAACTGTAGACATAATATACTAACTAATTCTAATATTATTAGTTATTCAGACCCTGATAATAATAATAAAACAGTTTTTTTATATACTAATGAATTCAAATTTTATTTAGCTTTACATATTGAAACATTATTAAACAATAGACTATCAAACAATGAACACGAACTCCATATTATATTGTAACACTTAACGGAATTATTAAAGGAATAATATAACTAGTATTTATAATTTTCAAATGTTCTACTCTAATTTGTCTACGTATTTTCCATTTTTTACTTCTATAGCACATTATATTTTTTTTAGCTTCACTATATATTGCAGGTGTTTCTTTGAGAGATTGTTGTAATTCTCTCAATTTCTGTGTTTCAATTTTATAATTTTCTTCTAATACTTTAATTTTTTCAAAAAGCTTACGTGTATCAAGACATGGTTTAATAGTATCGTTTTTTTTCAAATAAACGTATTTTTTTATATCTGCCAACATTTGTGTTTCATATATTGTCGTAAAATATTTGCCTCTTACATTACGCAAAGTGTCATTGTTTTTGTTATTAATACCTTTGTTTCCACAATATGGACAACGCGAATCACCATTTCTAAACCAACTTACTAAACAATGTGTATGATAAGTATGATTACATTCAGGTAATGTATAACATTGTCCACATTGCAATTCGTCTTTACATATCATACATTCTTCATTTGCATTTACAGTAATATTAAGAATATTAATGGCATTTGTTAAAGACTCCATTTTAAGCTTCACAACGTTATTAGCTTATTACTCAAATAAGTTTTATATAATTTATTAATAATATTATAAATAAATTATAAAAAAATAAAAAAATAAAAAAATAAAAAAATAAAAAAATAAAAAAATAAAAAATAAAAAAAATAAAAAAAAAATTAATTTGTCTTTTCCTTAGCACAACTTATTACTCATCTTCGTCGCTGTCTTCAGATGGACTGCTTTTGGTATGTTCACTTGGTCCTGCAACATTGAATACATGCTTGTATGTTGTTTCCCAGCGTCCTTCTGTCCAATTACGGCAGTCTGCCACATTTTTCTTGATTTTGGTTTCAAGTAAACTGTTATCTTTGCGATAACAAACAAGAAAGTCTACCCATCCATTATGGAGACGCTCCCAGTCATCTGGAAACATTTTCAATGAATACACAATTGCACCTGTAAAATTTCCAATAGTTTTCTGAACATTAAGATGTTTCTTGCCTTGGAGTGGATACCTTACATCTGCTTCCTCATAAATAAGAAGCAACTTCTTAATAACTTGTTCTGCCTTGTCTCTCATTTCATTATTAATAGGCTTCATTAGAGTTTCATTTAGCTCCTCATATGACTTTGTAATGCCTTTGCAAGACTTCCAACCATGCACAATTCCATTTATCAATGCAACAAGCTTGAGAAGTTCATCATAACGCTTGTCGGTGTTGTCACACTTAATTGCACCCCATACAAGTTGCGCACGGTCAAGATACTTCCCTCTCGTTTCAATTCCGTCACTATTTATATACTTCATAAACATTTCCTTGGTAAACTTTACCAATGGAACATAACTCAATGCATGAAGACGCTCACCGGTCTTCAATGGAGTTCCGTTTTGAAATCTGTCAAAAATCATAACACGCTCCTCTTCTGTTGCTCCGCTATATTCAACAACAATAATCTCATAGTTTCCAAAACGAAATTTTTCAAGTTCGGACCATTCCGAATACTTTCTATTAGATGAATCCGCAAATTTGTCTTGAATAAAGTATTTCAATGTTGTTACACGTTGAAGTCCATCTTCAATCCATTGTTCGTCGTTCTCATCAGTATAAATCAAAATAGAAGGAGATGGCATATTTCTTTTGCATGAATCAATAAATAACTTGCGCTTGACTTCAGTCCAAACATTTGCATTGCGCTGGTGTTGAGGAATTTTAATTTTATCATTAGCATAGCGAGAAACCAGATACTCAATCTTGCGTCCGATGTGACTAAGTTCAATTGTAGACATTGTATTAAATCAATAGTTTTATATAACTATACATTATTTCTTAAAGTTGCAAATCAATTTTTTTTAACTACACCCTTAGTAACCACCTTTTAATAAAGCACCAAACGGGCTCCAATAAGGCAATAGTGTAGGTTGTTGTTTTAATACATTTAATATATTTTGCGAAACGCATTTTTTATCTACAACAACTTGATATGTATAGTCATCAAACCAAGATTTTGACATATAATAATTTCCTTTAAAACCTTTTTCGTCTCCCCAAGAATTTTCCACTAAAAAGCCATCTGTTTTTGAATTGTCAAAATTAAAGCCTTTTATAACAACAGCATGATTTGGACCAGACTGCCTATAATTAAGCGCATCACATTTTTTCATATAATTGTCAAAACCAAAAACATCTTCATAGTCAAACCCCTCGCTATCTAAAAATCCGTGCTCATTTGAAATATATTTATTAAAATCGACCCCTACCCATACAGCTTCTTCACTATTAATAGATTTTTTAACTGCATCCATCATTATATTGCTAGGAACATTAATAAAGTTTTGCTCGGCGGCCCCTAATATATTAAATGTCATTTCAACATTATATAATTTATAAAATGGAGCTTGCTTACACGGATAGTTTATTAAACAGATTTTGTCTCGTGCTTTATATGGAACATATTTCTTGTAAAAGTTGAGAGGAGTTACTTCGGCTATTTTATTAGCTTTTAAGGATTTGTTTTTATCGCTTGTTTCATAATATTCCCAAGTTATTTTACTAGGCGGTTCACCCAAAAATAATACCAAAATTTTATAACAATCAAACAACATACTTTCTAATAGTACTTCCTTATTTTTCAATAGGTCGCCTTTTGACATACTTCTAATTCTATACGCGCATTTTCGCAAAAAGTCGTCATAAAATTGTTCTAATTCTAAAGAATTAGCACTGTGAAAATGGTCGTTCATATTTGATTTAGGTACTATTCCATATTTTTCTATTAAATTTACAAACATATTCCACTGACCTCCATCATCTGTTACTTTATCTAACAAATTTATTAATTTTACTAATTGTGTTTCAGATTTTAATGTTTCTAAATCAGTGCTATAACTTTCCAAAATATAATTTAAATAATAATTTGCCTTTTCTAATTTATCATAAAAAAATAGGAAATTTTGCGAAAGCTCAAAGCTAGGCTCTAACTTATACTTTTTAATCATTTTATAGCGAATTATATTTAAAAACGCAAATAACCAACATCTACCACTGTTTTCTTGATTTGTTATATTTGCATTTACGTCAATAACCTTGTTAAATACTTGCTTTTTATTTTGTATATAATCACTTTTCAATATTAATTTCTTAAAATCAGACTTTGTATTTACATTTCTTAACACTTTATTAGTTTTCTTTATATTAAATTTATGCGAAAAATGTGTTAAATTTTTATGTGTTATATTATTAACCATAGCTATATAAAAAATATATATATTAATATAACACTATATTAAATAAACAAATACACAAATTAAATATTTAATAAAACAATATAAAGAACTATTTACAATCTTTTAAATATTTGTCGAATAATAAACTTTTAATTTCTTTACATTTTAACTCTTCAAGTTTTTTCTCATATTTTTCTGGATCACTCCATTTTTCGCGTAATTTTGCCAATTCATTGTGCCACGACTGTAATGTTAGTCCGCGCTTTTTTTTAAATTCGCTCATATTTTCCAAGTCTAAAGCATATAACTGCAATAATGGTTTCATTATTTGATTACTAATATAATGGCTATAGTCGAGTTGTAATCCATTAAGCTTAATAAAATCAGGTGTCTCTATTTTTTCACCTTGCAAAGCCTTTTTATTACTATTTACTATATACGCATAATACATCCTATCTCCGCTAGACGGCTTATTTCCACTATCACGTAGTCCAATACGCTCAGCTAATACTTTATGAGCAATTTGTTTAGGATTTTTATAATAACCACGCAATGACTTAGTCACTAATAATTTTTCAATAGGATATTTACAACCTATTAATTTTTCAAGACACTCATTCAAAAATTTAACGGATTTACTAATACTTTTTTCATTCATAATAATATTAACAATTCCTCCATATATATCTTTAACAATCGGAGCATTGTCACGCCGTTTTAATACAATACCCATATATTTCATTTTTCCTTTGTCTGGATTGTCTTCATATAAAATGCCTACATAACGCTTTTTAGATAACAAAATCCACGGATAAAAGGTCTTTTCATATTCTAAGTCGTGAGGCGCTTTTAGAAATTTACTTGCTAATTCGCCCGCCTGTTTTGCAAGCTCAATAGTATAAACTAGCGCTTCTTTATTTACAATTTTTTCAAGCGTATCAGGATTACGCAAATTAAATTTGAAGAATACTGAGTCAGTGTCGCCATAAACGCACTGTGCTTTCACTTTTACAGTTGTTCCATTGCTAACCCGCACATTAATATTGTCATAACATTCTTCAATAATTGAACGACCATAAAATAGTAATTTGCGCCCAACTGCTGTTGTAGAGGCTGCAACATCTGGCTCATAAAACGCACTTGTTATTGCACCCATTTGGCCATATAATGAATTAGCAGTCACTTTAATACTTAACTGACGCTTATCCAAAATATTTTTCATAAATTCATCCTTTTCTAATGTTATGAGTTTACGTGTTGCTTTTCGTGCATAAAGCAAATCCTCTAAAATTGCTGGCATAATTGCTTTTCCTTCGCTAAATTGCGCAAATCTACAAATTTTATAACCAATTACAACTTTCTTAGCAGCTGCTTTCGGTGTTAATCTTACATATTTGTAAGTATCATACTTGACATCAACATAATTATAACCCAAGTCATATAAATTGTCATAAATAAAATGCCCATGCTCATCTTTTTCGCCTTGTTCGCATAGCAAATTATGCTCTAAATCATATTCTTTTGTCCATACTTTGCTATCGTGCGATAAATTTTCAGAAATAATAGACGAAGGATATAGCGAACTATAATCGACACACGCAACTGGTTCGTCTAAGTAAATACCTGTTTTGGGTTTGAAAACATGCGCTCCTTCATAGCCCCCGCCATTTTTCTGCTTTTTAACTACTGGCATTAGAGTGTTCTTTTCTCCACATTTTTTAGAAACATAGCTTTGCAATTTAATGCCTTGTCCCCGCAATAATAAGAAACTTAGCGGAACATTGCACAAATTAGACATTTCTACTTTATCTGTAATGACGTCAACTTTTAATAATAGCCAAATAACATTGTCACAATCGGCCAAACAATATTTTCCAACTGTCCATCTATCATAATCAGAACCATTAGCAAGAGCAAATATTTCGTGAGGTGTTACGTCGTCCTTTGCTAAACCCCATTTATATTTATAATTTGCTAAATCTAATTCTTCAGCACTGTCAATCACAAACCATTGCTCTGTTTTGTTTAGTTCAATAATCTCGTATTTTTTGCCTTTTTTGTATAAATTGGAACTAAATCCTTGCTCGTCGAACTTAATATAACTACCCACAGCTATACCTGTTAAATTTTTAGTATTGATTTTAGTAGTGTTAGTTTCGCTATTAACTTCTATACTTGTTACGTTGTCACTAATAAAATAACTTGATGTAAAGTCTAATTTATTAGAACTTAATGTAAATTCTTTCCTGAAAACGACATACATATCAATAATAACGCGTCCTGCCATTTTAATAAATTTAAGATTATATTCGCCACTTGCTAAAATAATCTTATTATTTTCAATGTCTTCGCAACCTGTGCGCCAATCTTTTGAAATACAAACTTCGTCTTTATTGCGCGATAATTTGAGAAATTCTTTTGCGCAATTTAATTCAAGCGACCGCTTATACATAAATTCAAAATCAAAACCTGTAATATTATAACCTGTAATAATATGAGGATTATATTTTATTATTAGTTTTGTAAATGTTAATAATACTTCTTTTTCGGTTTCACGCTCTAAAATAATAACATTATTTTCTTGTGCCCAAGACACATATTTTTCGGGAATTTTACAACCTCCTTTTACAATTAGCACACGTTCATATGGCTGTTTTTCGGTATAGTTAATAAAACTGAGTCCAATAAACGTAATAATGTCACCTTCTAGCTCTGGAAACCCTGTATTTTTGAATGCTTCCGTTAACTCATATAATTTAGTATTATATTCGCACGAGCTATCTTTAATTAATTCGATTAAAGTAGCGTTTTTTTTATTGTAAGCTTTTACTCTCTTTTTACGCTTAAATGCATTAGTAACTTCAATATCATTAAGGTCACTATTTTTCTCATTGTCTTCTGCGTCTGCGTCTGCATCGTCGTCTTCTGCATCTGTGTCTTCCTCTTCCGACTCGCTTAGTTCTATAATAGTTTCATTTCCTGTCTTCTTCTTAAAGTTTGCTGGAATATAGTTTGCTAAATTATCAATTAAATTTTCAAAATTTAGCGCGGCCAAATTCTTTTCTTTTGGATAAACTTTAGCAATATAATTTAATTTATGTTCGGTCAATTCAAACGCACTCAAAACCTCTTGCCCTAACATACTAATATCATAATTGGCTTTAAATTCATCGCTGCAAGAATAATAATTTTCAAGAATATTTGTAGCTAATTTTTTATAATTCTTTATTGGAAGAGGAAAATCTCCGTGACTACTACTCGCTTCAATGTCAAAACTACAAATAGCATACTTCACCGGAGTTTCTTTTTCTTTATATGAAACAATGTCTTCATAGTTTATACAATATTCGTAAGCACAATGGGTCGTTTTATTTGCTATTTTTTTGACTTTATGTGACGGCATTTTAATCCATCCACTTGGAACAATTTCTTTATTATGGAAGAATTTTAATAATGGAGGAATATCTGCTTCATATAAATAGCAGTTTGTTGCGCCTTGTTCATCATTATATACATAACCTTCGTCATTTAATGTTCTTTCAAATCCAGTGTCTTTGTTTGTTGTATCAGTATAAAATAGTTTTTTTACTTTATTATATATACCGGTGTTCATAAAAGAGATTTTTATAAAAGTATGCAGTTTTTTATTATCAAAACCATATAATTTTTGCCGCTTTACAAGCTTCAAACTTACAATACTGTCTTCATAATAAGTTCCAACCTTTGTTTTTAAATGAGCTAAAAACAAATTTTTGCGCTGCTCATTCCATTGTTCATTTACCAAAATGTAGAAAAATGGATAAAAGTTTTCAATAATAATTGATGCAGTTTTATGTGCTTCATTAATACCAAATGCTTGAATAATGAATTTCTTGCTGTCTTTATATGGATTATATTGAACATTCATTAATTTGTTGTTTTGCGCTTCAGATTTATTGTGCCCATCGTAAGCATTGTAATCATATAATCTGAAAGATTTATGCTTTTCCGCATCAACATTCTGTTTTTCCGCATCAACATTATGCTTTTCCGCATCAACATTCTGCTTTTCCATAGCCTACTTATTAATATGTGTATTAAATTAATTCTATATTTTTAAAATATACAATTAATTTCAATTTTTTAAATTAAGAATAGCACCTTAATCTTAATCTTAATCTTAACCTTAACCAAATAATCTAAAAGGTGTTATAACAGACCTAGTAGTAGTAGTAGTAGTTTGAGTTCCAGCTCTCAAATTAGCTATACAATTTTGCGATAATCTACTTCGAGCACTGCTCCTTACAATATTAGCAAAATTTTCATTTTTAAGAGTATTATTTGGTGTTGTTGCATTATCTTTAGCCGAATAATGTTTAATCGCATTTATCTTATTTTTAATAAGAGCTTCATTATCATTACAAGTGTCACCAATTTGATATTGATTAGCAAAACCGCGTCCATTAATAAAATTGTTATCATATGGAACAATTGATAATAATTTTGGAACATTATTCATACCTATTAAACCTTGTATCATTTTTCTTGATAAATTAGAACCGTTTTTTGCAGGAATAAATGTGCTATTTGTTGTGGATGTTCTAGCTCCTGGTAACACAATAATTGCTTTTTCTAAAGTATCTATTCCAGTATCTCGTTTTATTTCAATATTATTATATGGATATAAAAAGCTAGGGTCTGTTTCTGTTGCAGGGTCATGATAGACAAAAATACAATCTACATTTTCAAAATCGCTACCTATAGTAAGAATAAAAAAATTTACAACTTGCAAGCTGTAAAAATTTATTCTACTATATGAATTGTCGTAACTTCCAATTAAAGGATAATTAAAAGGGTAATTCTTAGTTAAATTCAATACATTAGAATTAGAATTATCCTGTAAAAGTATATCTAATTTTGTTGTTGTTATAAAATAGTTTCCATAATTATAACGAACATCATAATTAACAATAGATGAGTATAAATTGCCTGATATAGTAGTGGCATTATTTAAGTTATAAATAATATTATCATAATTTAGGTCCTTAAACTTAAATCGCAAAGCATTATTCATAACTTCATAGCTAGCAGTAATAGTACTATTAAGGTCTTTATTATTTATTGTTAATAAATTATTCACATTATTAATAAAAGAATTATTTGTGTAATACTTGTTATTACTCGAACTAGTAACGTTAATATATGAAAAATCTATTATTTTTGAGAGATTTAAATCAAATTGTTTTTTGTTTTTATATTCAATGTAATTAAATAAACTAGCATTGTAATTTATAGCATTGTTTATATTATAATTATTATAATTAGAGTTTTTATAATTAAATGTAAAATCTAATAAATAATCTTTGTTTGCACTTGCTAGTAATGTATTATATTTACTATTAGTATTAGTTAGTAATGAAGCATTAATATTTTTTGAAAAAAGTATTTTTGAAATATCAAAAATACTAGCACTTTTGGAAACAATATGAATATTATTATATAAGTCATATTGTGTTATGCCTGTGATTTGATTACCTAATGACAAAAATAGTGTATTGCTTAGACGTGTTGAATTCTTATAATCTGGATTAGCAATGTAAAAATTAGAACATATGTCTAATGTTGTAACATTATTTAAATATATATTGTTTTTATCAAAAATAATCTCACTATTTGATTTTCTAGTATTCAAAATATCAAAATTATTAGTCTTTATCATAAATGTGGCAATACTATTATTACTATTTGAACTACTATAGTTCCCGCTGTTTAAACTAACTATGTTAGACGTGTCATATAAAGTAAAATTATAAGTATTTACATTCTTAAAATCTAATGTAAGTTTGTTATATGAATATATATTACTATTTATTACATATGATGAATCCAAATTTAATTTGTTAATTCTTATAGGTGTAATTAAAGATGTGTCAATAAATAAAGTTGAAAAATCTGAAGCTACATAATTTATTAGTGATATATCACTGCTAGCATTTGAAAATAATGGAACACTTGAAAAATCGCTAATTTTAAAACGTGTACTAGTAAAACTAATGTCACTATTTGAAGAACTATCTTTATATATGTAATCCTTTATACTTATGTTAAAATAATCTTTGTAGTTTGTAATATTATTAAAATAGTTATTAAAATAATAATTTAAATGATAAAAAACTGTGGAACTGGATTGTATTATGTTATCTATTAAATAATTTCTCGATCTGTCGCTAGTGTCTTGATTTTTAACAAATATTATTTTTCTATTGCTATAATTTGAATCATGAATAAATTTAATATTATTTTTAACATTATTTTGAGTAATCAAACTTGTATTAATAGGTGCTAGATTATCAGCACCCGGATTATTTAGTTTCTGACTCAATATTATTCTGTCTTTATAATTAATATTTCCATATTGTGTTTCAAAAAAGGTATCAGTGTTAGAAGATTGTGTTATAATTGGTGTTCTCATATATATTTTTGTCCCTGTGTTTGAACTAGATAAAATAATATAATCATTTTTACTACTATCTATACTAATCATACTTATAATGTAACTATAAATTTTATAAGTATAGATTTTAAATATTAAAACTATTAAAACTATTTAAAATGTTAGTAATAATAATATGTTAGTAATAATAATATAATATTATTAATACTAATAAATTAATGTTTATGTTAATACATCTGTATCATTGAAATACCATTCAGATGATAAATAATGAGGTTTGGATTTCTTAATATTACTATTTTTCTTGGTTTTAAGACTAGGTCCTTTTGATGTAATTGAATTAATCTCAAAGGTTCCAATAGAATAATTATAATATTTTAAGTCAGACATATTTCCTGCAAATCCCCCATTATAATTAATATATAAATTATCATAATTTTGTTTAACAATATTTGATAATTTGTGCCGTTTTGTTAAACTACCATTTATATATATGTCAACAATGTTTTGAGAGGTTGTTCTAATAATAATACCAACCCATTTTTTTATAGGTATAGCATCTACATATATGTCATCATAATATGCTTTTCCAACACTATTATTATTATGATATACGTTCATTCTTACTAACATACCTAATAATGGATAGCTATCCATTAAGTCATCAGAATAATTACGTTTGCCTTTATATAAATACACGCCTGGAGCATTATTTGGTCCAAATAATCCAGACCCACCTTCACCTACTGAATTAGGCGGCGAACCTTTATTAAATACGTGCATATAATCGGAGTCGTCTTTATATTCTAAATTAGTAACATAAATCCAAAATGAATAAGTAAATTCAATACCTTCATATTGATTATTACTTCTTAAAAGAGGAATAGATGTTTTTGCTCCTAATGCTTGGGTAATAGTTAAAGCTTCTGTTGCATCTTTCATACCGCTTATAATATATGGTGTTTTTGACGGAGATAACATAATAAATATTATTTTGCTTCCAATGTAAAATAAAAACGAAAAAATTATGATTATTGCTAATATAAAAGTTAATCTTGATATCATTGTGTTAGATGTTAAAAAATCATTTAGCGCGCTCTTTTTATCGCTTTGATACGGAATTAATGAACTCATATTTTTTTTTAAATTGTCCAAAACTCCTTCGGGTGGATTCATATTATTACTATTATATAATAATAATAATAATATTAATATTAATAATATTATTTATTATTTTATAAAAATAACAAATAATAAAATAATGAAATAAGAAATAATGAAATAATGAAATAATTTACAATGTAATAGTTCCTTTTTCTTTGTTATATTCGAGAAAGCTGATTTTTAATCTATATTTATTAAATATAGATGTTGCGAGTTTTGAATTAATACCTGCTTTATAAATTTTATAGGCTTCTTGTGGATTAATAGAATGCCCTTCATAACGTATGCGTGTAATATACCCTTCAAAACCACTATTGGCAGTTGAACCAGCCAATTGCATGTTTCCTATATATATATTTTTTTTGGATTGGTCTTCATTGTAGTTTTTATATAATCCGTGTAATATAAATGAATTGCGTAATTTACCGTCTAAATATACATCCAATGTGCGAGTATCTACACTAAGAGTTAAATTATTCCATTTTTGAACAGGAATATTAGGTATTTTATATCTTGTATAATTTGTTTGATTAGATAGTGTTGAACTCTGTACTTTGTCTAAATATGTTTCAATATCAATAAATAAATTATTTTCATATTTATCTAATGCAATATTTATATTTTTATATACTGTGGTGGTTGTTTGCATTGTGTGTTTAGCACTAATGCCTGTTAATGTTGTTTGTAATTGTGGAACAGTTAATGCATTTTCTTTAGGTGACATAAATAAAATATTCTTTTCAGAGGCTATATTATCACCCCAATTTTCTATATAAAACCACACACTTAACATAAAATTAGATGAGCTTGTTTCTGGTATATCTTTAGCAAATACGGCATTTTTGTTACTTGAAAATAAAGCGCTAGTAGTATTACCACTATCTAATCTCTGAACTGGCTCACTGGCATCACACATAATGTCAAATATTATATTTGTTTTGAAAAATAAGTTATTTAGTCCCCATACAAGAACTATTACAAGAACTATTATTATTATTATATTTACTATAGACATTATAAATATATATATAAAAAATATTATAATGTTTTTATTAACACTAAAATATTAAATTTAATCTCTTAAATTAAATTTAATATTTTTATTTATTTATTTTTATTTTTTTATAAAAAATAAAAATAAATAAATAAAAATATTAAATTTAATTTAATATTTTTATTTATTTATTTTTATTTTTTTATAAAAAATGTTTTTTATATCTCTCAATTATGTGTTATTTTTTGATAAATTGTATAATAATTCGATTGTAGAAGGTGACCTTACTTTATTATAATAATATATTTCTTTTATGCTTCCATGAATGCCGTCGCGTTCGCCAATTGTTATAGTATCTCCTTTAAAATAAGGCGACACGTTTTCTTTTGAACCTACTAATTTACCATCTATAAATACATCTATTAAATTATTGTCATAATTTATTACAAAAAACAGCCATTTTTGGAACTTAGGATTTGTCATCTCATATATTGTATCTAATTGGTCGCCTCTATTACTAATAGTTCTTGATTTTACAATTATTTTTTGCGAGCTACCATTATAATATATTACAGGTTTATAAGCATAATTGAATAAAACAGTATCTTTTGTATATGCTAGCGATGTATTTTCTGGCTGTGGATTAAGATAAATATAGAAACTTAAGCTATAAGTATAGTTATATGGAAATTTTTCTTTACTTATTATTGAATTTGAGTATGTGGTTTTAATATTAAAGGCGCTATTTACATCATTAAATAATGTAAATGAATGAGTTTTAATATTTGAATTATTAGCGCTAGCGTCTTTTATAGAACGAGAGTCGGAGCTAATATTAGCACTAGTTCCAATACCAATAGAGCTATTAACTTTATTTAATTGTTCTTTATATTCATTTTTATCCATATTGAAAGCATCCATTATTTTATCTAATTTCTCTTCGTTGGGTTTTTTATGCTCTTCGACAGTAATATTGGGAACAGTTATAGGTCTACTTAAATATGTATTTAAGTTTTGGTATTTTCCTAAAGTTTTCTCTTCGTTTAAATAAAAAGGCCCACTACCTTGCAAAATATCGCTTTTATTAAATGTTCTTATAAATTTAAATAGCATAGGTAAAAAAAATAGTGATAACACTAATAATAGTAATATGAAAAATAATATATAAACTGAGGAAGGTGTTAATCTAATATCGTTATTTATTTCATCTGTTAAAATTACAAGCAAACAAGGAATAAAAAAAACAAAATTTTTAAATATGCATAAAAAATATTTGGCATAACTTTTTATTAATTCAGTGTATGCGATTTTTTCTCCAGCTTTTAGTCCTGTATTTTCTATTTCACAATAGATTGACCCATTAGATGATGTTTTTATAGAAAAAAGCTTAGCTATTATTGCTAATACTATTAAAACTATTAATAATAGTAATAAATTTTTTGTAATGTTAAAAATATTGTCATTAACTTTGTGCAAATAGAAAGTATAGTTTAATATGAATAATGGTATGCTAATTAGCAACAATAAGTAAAATAAATATTTCATTATGTTAAATAGTGGGCTTGTTAATGTGGCTTTTAAGTTTGGTTTATTTATAGTTGCTGATTTTGTGGTTGTATTTATATCAATAATGTTTCTTGAATTTTTATTATAAATTTTTGCATATTCTGTATCACTATTGTGTTTTTTTTTAGAATCCGAACTAGATTTATCATCACTACTAGATTTCTCCTCGCCACTAGATTTCTTCTCAATTCTATCATCCAAAGGTATATGATTTCTATAAAGTATATGATTTCTATAAACAAAAAAAAGGAAACAATATATACTAAATGCAATTAACAATATAGTAACTAAAATCTCATATTTACTATTTTTAATGGCAAATAGATTTTGCTTTTCATTTAAATAATAAAACAAACATAATATTGTTATAAGTACTATGCTAATAAAATAAGTATAATATTTATGTGGTTTATCTTTTATTGTAAATCCATTAACTATTTTGTCTACTATTCTTATAAAAATAGTGCTTAAAAATTTAAATAATTCACCTATTTTTTCACTACTAGAATTGAATAGCTCTTTAAATTTTGTAACATTAGATGACATAATAATATAATATAATATAATATAAAACAATATAATATTATAACTACTAACTACTAATTACTACTAATTATTCAATAACTATTTAAATAGCGTTATAAATTTTCACAAGCTGTTTTTCTACCATGGCAATCTCTGCACAATGCTTCCAAATTATCTATAGCGTTTGAACCTCCATATTCAAGTTTTATAACATGATCTACTTCAAACCACGCAGGTAATTGTTTTTTACAATGCTTACAATGCCAATTTTGTGATGATGCTACATATTTCTTTTTTGTTTCACTTACGCTTCGCTTTGTAGAAGTATTTCCGGAATATAAAATCTTTTGTTGCTGTTTTGATAAATTATGATTTTGATTTTGATTTTGATTTTGATTCGAAAACGTTACTGATTTGCGATTATTAGGATAGTTGTATACATTATAATTATTATTTAATTCTTTTGAAATAGAGCTTGACGTAAAATCAATAATTGGAGTAATAATACTTGCAGTATTTCTATCAATGGGTAAATATTTTATATATCCGTTTGAGTTTGTTACAAAGTCTTTATAATTGTTGGGATTTTTTTTAATATATAAATAAATACATAGTCCAACAAAAGCGAAAAAAACCATTTTATAATATTTTTCATATTTCTTTAGTTTACTAAGTAACTTACCTTCAAAATATGTATTGACTAATACTAAAACTGTTATTAATAAAATAAGCAATTCAAGTTTCATAGTATTAGATTAGTATTATTTAATATATAAATATATTATTAGGATTAATAAAACTAACAATACACTTCCAAAAATATATTTGTGCCTATTTTTCTTTTCATCATTCTTTTTAAGTTCTTTTAATTTATAGTTTTCATAATAATTATTTAAAGCATCATAATATGATACTTCGGGTTTACCTAAATAGGTATTTATTTTATTATGTATAAAATGTGTCCACTTTGTAAGTGATTCTCGCGAGTCTAAATAAGGTGTAACGGGATATGCATCCAAAAATCTACTAAATGTATTTCCTATTTCGGGCACTGGTATAAATAATGGCAAATTTGTTATAAAGTCATAATATTTTTTTTTTGTGCTCTCATTTACATTTAATGGATATGATAAAGCAATTGTATATAATACAAACCAATAATGAGGACCCCAAATAATAGGGTTAAATACGCTAGTATTGGTCATAATATTTTTTATATTAATATAGATTTTATATTAACAAGTGTTACTAAAATAAAAATGTTACTGTAATAAAAATGTTACTGTAATAAAAAATGTTACTAAAATAAAAAATGTTACTAAAATAAAAAATAATATATAAAAACATAATTAGTATATTATTAACAATCTATAGATTCATAATGAATACAAAAAAATTCATTTTTTGTAATAATTGCGGTAAGCTGGGTCACTTATTTCATCAATGCAAAGTTCCTATAACAAGTATTGGTATTATTCCAATAAGAATTACAAAAAAAGTAAATCCACTAACAAATACATTAGAAAATGATGTTGAGGTTTTTATAATAAAACGTAAAGATACATTATCGTTTGTAGATTTTATGCGTGGAAAATATTCAATAGAAGATAAAAACTATATTACAAATTTATTAAATAATATGACAGTAAATGAGCGACAATTTATATTAAATAATGAATTTGATAGTATATGGCAATATTTATGGAACTATAACACTAATAATTCCTATAAAAATGAGGAAAAAACATCTAAAAGTAAATTTGTTAATTTAAAAAATGGGTATTCAAATATTTTTGAAAGCTATGATTTAGAATGTTTGGTAAATTTATGTGATAAAAAATATATTGAACCCGAATGGGGCTTTCCAAAAGGACGTCGCAATTATCAAGAAAAAGATATTGTGTGTGCTCTTAGAGAGTTTGAAGAAGAAACTGGATATGAAAAAAAAGATATTACTATTATTAATAATATTGTGCCATATGAGGAAATATTTAGCGGTTCTAATTATAAATCATATAAACATAAATATTTTATTGGTATAATTAATAATAATTATATTCCTAAGAATAATTATCAAATTTATGAAATTACCGAAATTAAATGGGTATCTATACACAATGTATCTAATTATCTAAGAGAATATAATTATGAAAAAAAAAATATTATAAACTATTTAAATAATTTATTAAAAACTTATAAACTATATATTTAATATATAGTAAATGAATATATTAACTAATTTATTTAGTTCGCAAAAACCGGAACAAAATAAAGAACCAGAAGAAGTAGAAGAGGAAGCATCAGAAGCAACAGAAGAGGAAGCAGGAGAGGAAGCAACAGAAGCTGAAACAGAAACACAAGAGGATGCAGAAGAAGAAGCAGAAACAGAAACACAAGCAGAAGAAGAAGCAGATGCAGAAGAAGAAGCAGAAGAGGAAGCAGAGGAAGAAGCAGAAGAAACACAAGCAGAAGAAGAAGCAGATGCAGAAGCAGATGAAGCTGAAGAGGAAGCAGAGGAAGAAGAAGATGCAGAAGCAGATGAAGCTGAAGAGGAAACAGAAGCAGAGGAAGAAGAAGAGGACGCAGAAGCAGAGGAAGAAGAAGAGGACGCAGAAGAAGCAGATGCAGAAGCAGATGAAGCTGAAGCAGATGCAGAGGAAGAAGAAGAGGACGCAGAAGAAGCAGAAGATGAAGCTGAAGAGGAAAGAGAAGAGGAAGCCGAGGAAGAAGCAGAGGAAGAGGAAGCAGAAGAGGAAGCCGAGGAACCAGAAGCAGAAGAAGAAGCAGAAGAAGCAACAGAAGAAGAAGATGAAGCAGATGAAGAAGAAGAAGATGAAGCTGAAGAAGAAGAAACAGAAGAAGAAGAAACAGAAGAGGAAGAAACAGAAGATGATGAAGCAGAAGAAGAGGAAGCAGATGAGGAAGCAGAAGCTGAAACAGAAGAAACAGATGCAGAGGAAGCAGATGAAGAGGAAGAAGATGAAGCAGATGATGAAGATAATGAGGAAGCAGATGAAGCAGATGAAGCAGAAGAAACAGAAGAAGAAGAAGAAGAAGATGAAGATGAAGAAGATGAAGAAGAAGAAGAAGAAGATGAAGATGAAGCAGAAGAGGAAGAGGAAGATGAAGCAGAAGGCGAAGAAGAGGCAAGCGAAGATGAAACAGAAGAGGCAAGCGAAGATGAAGCAGAAGAACCAGAAATAATTGAAGATAAAGACTTAGGTGAAGGGAAAAAAGTGGAGCAAAGTCCTGAACCAGAAGAACCAGAAGTAGAAGAAGAAGAAAGCGTAAACGAAGAGGAAGCAGAAGAAGAAACAGAAGAAGGCTCAGACGACACAGAAAACGCTGTTTCAAGTATAAAACTGCCTGAAACAAAAGAAAAAAATAATTTATATTTAGCCTCACTATTTAGAGAGAATATAAACAAAATAAATATAGACAAATCCGAATTAGAAGGCTTAGAAAGTGGTGTAAATACAAAAACCGATTTAAAATATTATTTAAATGCATTGGAGTTATTAAATGCAAAAGAGTTAAAAAACCCGCTAAACACTAATTATAAATATTTATATCCACATCACGATGATGAATTTTTCAATATTAAAATAGCACACAACAAAGAACTTAATGAAAATAAAATAAAAATAAATATTGACACAGATTTTGAAAAGCAAGCAAATGAAATATGCAATAAGGCTTTTGAATTAGCACCATATCAAAAATTTATAAAAAACTTTTTATCAATACATACACCTTATAATGGCCTGTTATTATTTCACGGTCTAGGAACAGGAAAAACATGCTCTGCAATAGGAGTAGCAGAAGAAACCAGAAAATATATGCAATATATGGGATATAATGACAGAATTATTATTGTAGCCTCTCCTAATGTTCAGGAAAATTTTTATTTACAATTATTTGACGAGTCTAAATTAGAGTTGCACAACGGATATTGGACTATTAATAATTGCGCAGGTCAAAACATATTAGATGAAATCAATATAATGCAAAAAAATTTGTCGCGTGAAAAAGTGATTAAAATAGTTAAAAACATTATATCAAATTACTATTTATTTATGGGTTATACACAATTCGGCAATTTAATAATGAAAAAATCCAATATAACAAACCAGTTATTAACTGATGACCCAAACAACACTAAGCGAAAAATGCTGATTAAAAAGAAATTGCAAAAATATTTCAATAATAGATTAATCATAATTGATGAAATACATAATATACGCCAGTCTAAAGATAACAGCAATAAATTAGTGTCCAATGAATTGATGAATTTAGTAAAAAATGTTACCAATTTAAAGTTGCTATTTATGTCAGCAACGCCTATGTTTAATGACTTCAAAGAAATCATTTTTTTAATAAATATTTTAAATATTAACGATAATAGGTCAAAAATAGAGCTTAAAGACGTGTTTAATGGTGACGGAAGTTTTGTTGTAAATAGCGCAGGCGAGCAAGTTGGTCTCGAATTGTTTAAGAGAAAAATAAATGGCTATATTAGCTATGTGAAAGGCGATAATCCATTAAGTTTTCCATTTAGAATATTGCCAAATAATTTTTCAGAAACTAGAAGCATATTTAGTGTCAAATATCCCGAATTAAAAATCAATGGTGTTAGCTTAAGCGAAAAAATAGAATTATTTGATATATACGTAAATCAGGTGTCACCTTATCAAGAGTTTGTATATAATATTGTCCTTAAAAACAATATATCAAAATTCGATGAAGAAAAAATTAATGCAATGGAAACATTTGGATACACATTATTACAAAAACCATTAGAAGCGCTAAATATGGTGTTTCCTAATAGTAAATTAGAGGCTTATTTTGACGAAAAAATGGCGCTCTATGAAAATATTCAAGACGTTATTGCTAATATTGATCTTGAGGAAATAAATAGGCTTGTTAACATTAGAGATATTATTGGTAAAATGGGAATAAATAATATAATGAGCTATGAAGAAAGTCAGGCACCAAAATCAAGACATGGCTATAAATTTAAAAGCGAATTTGCAACAAGTGATATATTTGATTATAATGTTATAGAAAAATATAGTACTAAAATCAAATCTATAGTAGACTCTGTTTTTAATTCGCAAGGTCCGATTATTATATATTCACAATTTATTGACTCAGGTTTAATACCTCTAGCATTAGCATTAGAAACAGCGGGATTTACTCGTTATGGATCTAATAAATCTTTATTTGCTAGTCCACCAAGCGAGGAATTAGATGTAAATACTTATAAAAAGAAGTCGGACTTTGAACAAGGACAGCGTTTTAGAGGCGCAAAATACGTTATTATTAGTGGAAACAGCAATATTTCTCCTGATATAGTAGGCGATTTAAAGGCTTGCACTGACACAAATAATATTAATGGTGAAATAGTGAAAGTAATACTTTTATCGGCAGCAGGAAGTGAAGGACTTGATTTTAAATATATTAGACAAATACATATTTTAGAGCCTTGGTATAATATAAATAGAATTGAGCAAATTATTGGTAGAGCAATTAGAACGTGTAGTCACAAAGACCTTCCTCTTAAATTGCGAAATGTGCAAATATATATGCATGGTACATTATTAAATAATAATACTGAGTCGGTAGACTTATTTATTTATAGAAAAGCGGAAGAAAAAGCGAAAGTAATTGGTACTGTTACACGAGTGCTTAAAGAGCATAGTATAGATTGTTTACTTAATTACGAGCAACAGAAATTCGACGAAAAATTTTTGAACAAAGATTTGACCATTACTCTTTCAAATAACTCTTCAATTAACTATACTATAGGCGATAAAGCATATAGCGCTCTTTGCGATTATATGGCTGAATGCCGGTATTTTTGTAAGCCTTCTAATGAAGACTATGACACAATATATGGCAGAAGTTTAAAAGTAAATAGTTCGCTATATAATGACACATTTTTGAAAACAAATAACGAAGTGCTTACAAAAATGTTGAGAGATTTATATAAGGAAAAATATTTTTATACTAAGACAGATATTATTAAACATATTACTGCATTAAAAGATTATCCGTTAGAACACATAAATAACGCACTCGATGAGCTAGTCAATAATGAAAACATATTTATAACAGATAAATATAATAATTCGGGAAAACTAATAAATATTGATACTATGTATATTTTTCAACCAGCCGATTTAAACACTGATGCAACATTATTTGAGCGCACCAATCCTATATTAACTAAACCAAATGAATTAAAAGTGAACATATCTGATTCAGTTAAGTTAGACGAAACCGAGACACAAGAAAAAACCATCCCAACTGCAAATATAAAAAAAGAAAAAAATAGTTCACAAATTAAACTTTATGCAAGCAATGACTTAGACGGTTTGTCAAATAGCAATATAACTTTGATTAAATCTATTATAGCAGAATTAGAAAATAATTACAAATACATAATTACGCATTTTCAACAAGTAAAAGGAACCAAACCTATTAAAGATAACAAATATGTTTATTATGGTAAAATAATGGATATTTTGAGAACAAAGAACGTGTTAACGCGTGACGAAGTTAATAGTCTAGCAATTCATATATTACTTGATGACTTAGATTATAATAAGACGGTGCTTCTTGTTATTTATTTATTAAATGCTAGCTACGGCGAAGAAACTGATTTTAATAAGCAATTATTGAATTATTATAATTCGAAAATATTGAAAAGCACTAATGCTAAGACTAAAGCTAAGGCTTTACTAATACCAAATAAAAGCGAGTTTAGAGATTATACCTTATATATGATAAAAAATGTAAGCGAAAGTGATAGTAAAAAACCGACAAATGTTATTTTAGTTATTGGTGAATTTGAGGACTATAATGATTTTGATAAAGTTATTGAAGCCAATAAAATACCTAGTGAAAGCCTATCTGATGTTTTAGGAATTTTAGCAGTTAATAAAAAAATAACAAAAGAATTAGTTACAGAATTCAAAATAAAAACTGCAACAAATAAAGGGGCTCGTTGTGATCAAGCAGGAAAAGCAAATACTGAAAAGATTTTTACACTTTTAAAAGTAAAAGAAGACGTGCTTAATACATTAAAAGCACTAAATCAAACATACTTTTGTGCTGCTCAAGAAATATATTTTAGATTATACGATATGCGTAAAAATAATGGCAAGCGATGGTTCATAAATCTCTCTGACGCGCTAATAAATAAATTATAATTTTTTCAATAAATAAAAATAAAAATAAAAAATAAAAATAAAAAATAAAAATAAAAATAATAAATAATAAATAAAAATAATAAATAATAAATAATAAATAATAAATAATAAATAATAAATAATAAATAATAAATAAATAAATAAAAATAATAAATAATAAATAAAAATTATATAAATATAATAATTTATATAATTGAAATAATTTTAAAGATTAAATTATTAATATATATATTAGTATACTATGTCTAAAATACAAACTCGGAAATCTATTCCTAATAAAGCGGTTTTAGATAATTCGCATATATTTATGCGTTCACTATTAACACAAAAGATTGTGTTATCTTTTAATGAAATAAATAACAATATTTATAATATTTTAGAGGCTAAAATCAAAAGCTTTAATGAAAACAAGTGTATTAAAGAGGGATTTATTAAAAATAATAGTGTTAAGCTATTGACATATTCCAGTGGTGAATTATTTGGCAATAAAGTATTATTTGAGTGCGTATTTGAATGTTTAATTACAAATCCAGTCGAGTCGATGGTAATTAATTGTGTTGCTAAATCATTAACTAAAGTGGGTGTTCGTGCTGAATTAGTGCTAGACGATGGGTCTAGTCCTTATATTATTTTTATAGCTCGTGACCATCATTACAATAATGAAATGTTTTCACAAATAAAAGAAAACGATATTTTACAAGTTAGAATTTTAGGCCAGCGTTATGAGTTAAATGATAAATTTATTAGTGTAATTGCTGAATTAATAAGTATTAATAATTATGAAACACTCAAAAATGATTTAGAAACCATTAGTTATTCAAATTCAAATTCAAAGCCTAAAATTAGCGAAACACAAGATGAAAATAAATTACAAATTAAGGTTCCTAAAAGTCTTGCTCAAAATATTAAAACTTATAATTTATAAAACATTATAAAACATTTTAAACATTATAATTTATTATAATATTAAAAACTATTTTTTATTATAATAATAATGAGCGTTGTAATTACTACCACTAATGTTGAAAATGAAAATGAAAATGAAAATGAAAATGAAAATGAAAATGAAAACATTACTATGAAAACTAATTTAATTGATTCTGGAAATAATGAAAATAATGTGACTTCAAATGAATTAAGTAAATTGTGCAAAGCAATTGAAGCTCTTGAAAGCTTTCACCACATTGAAATAGGTAAAATTTTAAAATTAAACAATGTTTATTTAAATGAAAATAGTAATGGTATTTTTGTCAATTTAAACAAAATCTCATATAAAACATATCAAGAGATTAATAATTATATTGATTTTGTTAAAAAACAAGAAAACGAAATTAATAAAGATGAAAAATTGAAAAGAAATTTGCAAACAACTTATTTTAAAGATAATAAAGACAAATAATACTATTTATTAAATGTTAGCTTTTACTAAGGAAGAATTATTAAAAAACATTGATTTAGACGAGTTTAAGCAATATATGCTATATGAATTAAATTGCAAAGAAAACGTAGTGCCGCTAGCAAATACTAATGTAGTAGTAAGCACAGCAAATAGCACAGCAAATAGCACAGCAAATAGCACAGCAAATAGTAAAGTTGTAGACACAGCCAATGTTCCAAGAAGTCAAATACAAATAAAATATACAAAAAAATTTAGTAAATATTATGAACCAAACAAGATTAATAATTCTAAAAATTTTGCTGATAAATTATTTTGGGTGTTTTATAAGCTATTACATAATTTTGCAGACAGCGACTTAGAAAATATTAATTCATTCAAAACAATGAAAGATTTCAAGATTGCAAGTGTAGAGAAGCTTAGGCTTCAAAAAAATATTTTGAAAGAGTTCAAAATACAAAAAATGGTTGTCGAAGATGATTTAATAAATAATGAGAAAATCAGTTTTAAAACCTTTCACGCCTTATGTGTATTATATTTGCTAAATGTAATTGTAGTGCGTGACAATAACACATATTGTATATTATGCACAAATAGTGATGAAAGCGTTATTAATTTAAAAAATTACAAACTAATACAAATTTCAAATGTTAAAATTAGTGATACATTTAATAATTTTGATGTGCAATTAATCACCCATTATAGCGAAGAACAACTTCAAACATTATTAAAAAATTATTACAATATTGAAAACATTGAAAAACCATTAAAAGCATTTAGTAGTTATAGTTTAAGCGATTTAACAACTATTGCTAGTAAATTAAATATTACTATTTATGATGAACACGGCAAAAAAAAGAAAAAGCAAGAGCTCTACGAAAATATATTAAAACAATTGATTTAAAGACAAGTCACACAACTATTAAGGGGGGTTTTTTTCAATGTCCCCTTTTTTACATTTTTAACAAAATTGATATTACTACAATATTATTTATTAATAAATAATAAATAATAAATACTATTATATATTAATTATGAGTAAAAGCAGAGTAACTAATAACGCACAAGAAACTAAGCCCAATGAAACTCTTAATGCTGAGCTTAGCGAGAAATTTGTAAAATATATTGATATATATTTATCCAGTTATGCGCGATTTCCTGAAAATATGCACCCCGAATTTGAAATTCGATTTGGAACAAAAAAAATTAAAAATATAAATAAGGTTGAATTTTATAATATTATAAAAAGCCTTCTCAATTATGATTTTAAATTAAATAATGAAAGCTATCAGTTAAAAATTATGAATGCTAGCAATTTGTCTAATATTAGAACACAAATAACCGGACTACCAAACATACAAAGCTATTGCAAATTAAACAATTTTTCTGGAATTTTAGACGAGCAAAATCTCTCTTTTGTTCAAAAAGAATATTTTAAAAATGACAAAGTTGTGCTATTTCCACTAGATTTTGACGATTATAATTTTCGCGTTTGTTATCAAGTAGAGCAAAACTTTGCACTAACTCATTCTTCTGTTGAAGAACTGAAAGATAAATGGAATTCAATTAAAAAGGTATTTAGATACATTAAGCGTTATGAATATAAACATCCGCAATTACCATTTTTAGTTCATTGTAGTATTGTAAAAACATCCAAAACGCAAAATGGCAGATTTATTGAACAATACAATATTAAAGATTCGGAAGTCTTTAATTCATTAGAAAACTTTGAAATAGAGATTGAATTAAATAATGAGTTTATTAGCTCAAATAAATTAGCCGCTAGCAAAGAATTTTTGTATATTAATTTACGAAAAGTTATTAAATATATTTTAATTGGATTGCAAGAAACCAATTATCCTGTAACTATTAGCGAGCTCATTAATGTGAGTCAAGAATATTTGAAATTAATAAAAGGCTCCGACTATAAAGAGCATATGACTATTAACGTTAAAGACCATATTGGTCCTTCCTCATCCACCTTACAAATGATTAATCTACTACCTGAGTCGGAAATAAACGATACTAATAGTTCTATTCCTAATATTAGAAACAATTATACAGTAACAGACAAGGCGGACGGAACTAGAAAATTATTATATATAGCACCTGATGGGCGAATATATTTTATTCCTAATACTGTAAATTTTCAATTTACAGGATGCTATACTGAGAACAAAAAACTTTATAATAGCATTATAGACGGAGAACACGTATTACATAATAAAAAAGGCGATTTTATAAATATGTACGCTTGTTTCGATATATATTATTTAGGCGGCAAAAATGTTACAGGACTACCATTTATTAAATTACATAACCAGGCAGTTGTTGCTATTGCAGACGCTAATGCAGATGCTAATGCAGATTCTAATGCAGATGCTAATTCTAAAAAAGAAGATAAAACTAAAAGCGCTACAGAAAATCAACTTGCGTATCGTCTTAATATATTAAGTAGTGCTATTAAAATAATAGAACTAAAATCTGTTACAAACAATCCAAATATACATCTTAGAATAGTTGTCAAGAAATTTTACGGCACTGCTATATTTGATGGTTGTGCTACAATTTTAAATAATATTAAAGAAGGATTATACGAATATAATACCGATGGATTAATTTTTACACCTGCAAATACCGGTGTTTCAAGCACCCAAACCGGTATAGTCGCTCCAAATTATAAAAATACGTGGGCACAATCATTTAAATGGAAACCACCCGAATACAATACTATTGATTTCTTGGTAAAATTTAAAAAAAATGAGTTTGGAACAAATTATGTAGGTACATTAAATAGTGAAGGACAGGATCTAACTTCATATAACCAAATACAGAGCTATTATACATTAATATTAAATGTAGGATTTGACGAGAGAAAACACGGCTATATTAATCCTTACAATGATATTATTAATAATAGCATTAAGCGTTATAATAAAGATAGCTATGCAAATAATTATAAACCTGCGCGCTTTTATCCTACTAATCCTAGTGATATAAACGCAGGATTATGTAATATAATGGGTAAGCTAGACGAGTCTAATAATCTTAAAATTTATACAACCGAGGGCGAGGAAATTGAAGACAATACTATTGTTGAGTTTGCTTATAATGTTGCTAAACCCGATTTCTGGAAATGGGAACCTCTTCGTATTCGTTATGATAAAACAAGTGAATTGCGCTCTGGAGGTAAAAATTTTGGCAATGCTTATCACGTTGCTAATGCAAATTGGCAATCAATACACAACCCAGTAAGCGAAACAATACTAAGAACAGGAAACGGAGTAACAGTAAATAATGATGACGATGTTTATTATAATAAAATTTCTAAAACGTCTGAAACGAAGTCACTGCGCGATTTTCATAATTTATATGTTAAAAATATGTTGATTACTAAAGTATCAAGGTCAGGTTATTCGCTAATAGATTATGCAGTAGGTAAAGGCGGTGATTTACCTAAATGGATTGCTGCTAATCTTAATTTTGTGCTGGGTATAGATGTTAGCAAAGATAACATTGAAAATAGATTGGACGGTGCTTGCGCGCGCTTTTTAAATTATGCGCAACAATTAAACATTATTCCAAAGGCGCTATTTTTACACGGAAACACTATGTTGAATATTAAAGATGGGTCTGCCTTTTATGATGATAAATCAAAACAAATTAGTAAGGCGCTTTTTGGTGAAGGAACAAAAAACGAAGTTTTATTAGGAAAAGGCGTGTATAACAATTATGGTATTGCGAGTAACGGATTTAATGTTAGCTCTATTCAGTTTGCTATTCATTATATGTTTGAAAATGAAGCAAAATTAAACGGATTTATTAAAAATGTAAAAGAATGCACTGCGTTAGAAGGCTATTTTATCGGAACGTGCTATGATGGGCAGAAAATTTTCAATATGTTAAATTCTTTGAAAATCAATGAATCTATTAGCATATTTAAAAATAAAAAAAAAATATGGGAGCTTACTAAAAAATTTGAAGCTAATGATTTTAACGACGATGAAACGTCGTTAGGTTATGGAATTGATATTTATCAGGAAACAATCAACAAAACATTTAGAGAATATTTAGTAAATTATAAATATTTGTTGCGAGTTATGGAAAATAATGGCTTTGTATTGTTAACAGAAAGTGAATATAAGCAATTAAATCTACCTAATTCAATGGGTAATTTTGAGCAATTATATAATTTTATGAAAATGGAAGTTGAGAAAAGTCCATATTTGGCAAAAAAATTTGGCAGTGCATTAGATTTAAGCGACGAAGAAAAACAGATTTCATTTTTAAATAATTATTTTATATTCAAAAAAATAAGGAATGTTGAATATGAGCCAGATGAACTAGTAAGCAAAAAACAAAATAATAAAGAACGCGAGGCGGTTGAAGCATCCATTAAAGAATTTGATGATGTTGATAAAAATTTGGAAACAACTATAAAGGAAAATATTGATTTAAAATCTAAAAAATTAGCCGAAAAATATTTGCAAGAAAATCAAATTTTAGAAGATGCGCTAGTTGAAGGGATTAAACCACCTGTTAAAATTAAATTGTCTGTCGATGAAAAAATAAAATTGGCAGAGCAAACTAAAAAACTTAAGCTTGAAGAAAAATTAAAAACCCAACAAGAAAAGCAAGCACTAAAAGAACTTGAGAAATCTAAAAAAGCAGAAGCTAAGGAAAAATTAAAAAGTCAAAAGTCGAAACTAACATAAAGAATGAATAAAAAAATATTTATATAATTTTATAATTATATAAACATTTAAAACTAGTATATGTTAGTAGCAAAAACAATTTTATGACATATATTAATTTACCTAATTTGAATAACTTAAATTTAGATTTTAATATTATTTATAAAAATGATAAAACACATTTGAAAAACAACTTAGAAAACAACGACATTTTACTATGCAACTCATTACATCATTATTTGCTTATTTTAAAACAATCTATAGACGAATATTACGAATATTGGGATATTATGAAAAAAATTACTAATCCATATGAATATATACATACTATTGTTCCTAATCATAAATGTTCGTTATGTAAATATAAACCGCTATCACGGTCTTTTTTTAAAATGATTGAAATGATAAATACATTTGATTTTTTAAATGATAGAAATCCAATACAATCATTTCATTTGGCAGAAGGACCCGGAGGATTTATTGAAGCTTTTAATTATAAAAGAAAAAATCCTGCTGACGTTTATTATGGTATGACTTTAATAAATGATAATAGTAATATTCCATCGTGGAAAAAAGCCTCACATATATTGAATTCTAATAAAAATATTAAGTTAGAATATGGTGCCTCTAAAAACGGTGACCTATTTTTAAAAGAAAATTTGCTTTATTGTAATAAGAAATATGCTAAGTCTATGGACTATATAACAGGAGACGGAGGTTTCGATTTTTCATCAGACTTTAATAATCAAGAAGACATATCTTTCAAATTAATATTATCGCAAGTTTTTTATGCACTAATTATGCAGAAAAAAGGCGGTCATTTTGTGCTAAAGATTTTTGATGTGTTTAAAATAAAAACTATAGAAGTAATATACTTATTATGTAATTTATACGAAAATGTATTTATATTTAAACCGAATACGAGCAGAAGTGCTAATTCTGAAAAATATATTATTTGTAGAAATTATAAGAATAATAATAAAAGAATAATTTCAAATATTATTGAAAATTTTGATATCTTAATCAATGAAGTAGAATCTATCCATAGTTTATTTAATATACATTTTAACCAATTATTTATTACTAAATTGCAAGAAATTAATGCTATTTATGGCCAACAACAATTAGAAAATATTAAAAATACGTTAGGTTTAATACGCGAACTAAAAATGTTAAATATTGAATATAATTTACTTAATTATAATAATTATAATGGAATTCTGAAATATTTAAATATATCAAATAAAATATATTTACACTCCATTGAAGAAATTTTAATAGAAAAAAACAATAATAATACTAATGATAACAATAATAATACTAACAACGACAATACTTGTGAGGCAATTGAAACATTAACTATAGAGGATAATTTAGATATTGATTTAGTAGACTTTGAACACTCTATAATTAGTACGAGTTTTAAGACTTCTAAAGAATATAATATAAGCGCAAAAGAAATTCTTGTAAATAAATATTTCAATAAATTGAATATGCTAATAAATATTAATATGCAAAAATCTATAAATTGGTGCAAAAAACACAACTTTAGTGTAAATAAGGAATTTTTAAGTGAATAAACTTTTAAGTATATAAACTTTTAAGTATATAAACTTTTAAGTATATTAAGTATTTATTTTAATATGTTAATTCGTTTGCGACGAATTGTAGATTTGTCATCTATACATCCGTAACATTGCGGAGATTTCAAAATTTTAGTTAGTTCATTGCATTCGTCTAATGGCATAGTAGGCGGACAATTATTAATATTTGATTTAGTAGCAACACAGTCTCCGCAATTATATTTTAAACTTGCTATTCGCGCACTTGATGTTATTGGACCTTGAGTTTGGTATTTAGTATTAGATGGATTAAATGTAATAGCACACGCACTAGCATTATAACAATTCATAGCTAGCCCGCCATTAGCAAGAGTATTGAGAGGTAGATTTTGAGTAAAGGTTTTATTATGTTTATATAATAGTTGTTTATGCGACGATGAATAATCATTAGAGAGATTTGTAGTGGCTGATTTAATTACTAGCGCCGACGCGTGTAATGACGTGCATACTACTTTATTTAAAGATGGGTCATAAAATTTGTCACTAGACAAAGTAGCGCAATCAACATCATTTTGTATATATGTTAATACGCCCGAGTTTGTTTCATTTGCTTTTAAATTTTGAGTAACAATGTTATTTCCGGGCTTGTCCATGCTTCCTATGAAAGAAAGATTGCTAAAGGTATTTTCTGTGGAACTATTATTCACATATTGTTTTCTATAATGCCTTATAGGGTTTGCATTAAATTTGTATTTTTTTACTGGACATTCTTCGTTCCACGGAGCAATTATATTAGTATTGTCCGGTATTTCATTTTTAACATTTTTAGGAATAATTGTTACATTATTATTTGATGAGGCTTTCCACGATATATTTGGTTGTAACTGAGTAAAATATAGTTTCATTTTATATTATATAAATAAATAATATAAAATTATTATAAAATTATTATAAAATTATTATAAAATAATAATAGTTATTATAAAATATATGAAGAGAAAAATACAAC